TTTTTCTTACTAGGGATACTTATTAAAATAACAAATTCATTAGATAAAGGAAATATTTTATAATTAGAATTTAATGGATATGCATATCCTGTAGATTTATCTGTTTCTCCTATAGTTTCATAGAAAATAGTGCCAATTCCATTCCATTGTCCTACTTCAAAAAATTTATCATGTTGTTCATTTAGAATAACATCAGTTACTCTAACAAATCTAAAAACACTAGAAATAGAAGAAAGAGTATTAAAAACCCCAGAATCTTGAATGGGGTTATTAATTTTTAAACCTTGAGAGGTTTTTACTCCTTCTCTAAATATAGCCATTATTTTTTATTATTAAAGTTTTTTACTTCTTGAAGTAATTGAGCTTTTTCTTCTTCAGTCATTCCAAAACCTTCATCTTCAGATTTTCCTGATGCTAATGCTCGTTGAATAATAGTAGCCATTTTGATTAGTTGTTCATCATTTTTTATACCTAATTCCATATATTCTTTAATTAGAGGTACAATTAAAGTAGCATCACCTATATCATTGATTAAAGGTTTTAATTCACCTATTAAAGCAGTAATTTGGGTTTCTTTCTTTTTTTGATTTTCATAAATTTCTTTAAATAAATCTGAAAGTTTTTTCTTACCAAATATGTTGGATTCTAAATGACTCATAGTAATTTATTTGGGTATAAATATAGGGGTATAAAGAATTTAAAACTCTATGTATTCGTTTTCTAAATAAAAAATATAGTTTTTTTTAAATATCTCGTATAATACATTAGCTATTTTAGTAATTTTAGGGGTTTTAGCATTTGGGATCATTTCATGGATGTATATATAAAGAGCCTTTTTATTAAATACATCAATATTATCTCTTTTTCTAAAAAGTTCTAAAATAGAATCTGCAATTTGAGCATCGTATTTTTTAGGGAAGTATAAATATATGTTATCTGTAACGTGTTTAGTGTATTGGTCTAAGAAAAAGTATAATTTGTCATTAATATTAGATGATTCTAAAGTATAAGAATAAGTATCATCTTTAATTAATTCATCAGGAGATACTTTATTTATCTTTTTTTTATAGTTTTTTTCATTATATAAAATACACCACCGTTTAACAATAGTCCCAAAATAAGAATATGCTTTAGTTCCTTTATCAGGGTTATACAGATGTATTTTAGATAATAAAAATACTTCAATTTCATGTTGTAAATGTTCTAAATCTTCTACTTCAGTATGATAAAATTTAAAAGTATGAATTATATTTTGTGTTAATTTAAAAAAAGCATAATGGATTTTTTCCTCATATATTTTACTTCTTAAATAAGAACTTTCAGTATTATTATATAAAACAATAGCATCTTCGGTATCTTGGGTAAAGTAATTTTTATTTGGAGCTTTTTTTGACACTGGTTCAGTTAAATTTTTTAAGAGTAAATTCATTGAGGATATTTTGGATTTCTATTATTGATTTAAAAATAACCCCAACTTCATCGTCCGATTTAAAAGCCCCATTTCTATCAAGTTCTTTTAATTTTTTATCAGAAATATCAATTGTACGAGAAATTTTATCTAAATAAGTTAAATAACCAAGTAAAAGATCTTCTGATTTTTCTTGTTTTTTCATCAAATTAAAAGTCGTGAATCCTAAGATCACGACTAAAATTGATAATACGCAGGTTGTTATTATTAGTCCTATCATATATTATTAAGTAAATTTTTCAAACTATCACTTTTAAAAGTTCCTAAAGCTTTTGTTTTTGTTGATTGCTTTTTGGATGTGTTAGGTTTATTCCCTAATATAAAATTTTCTTTTTTAACCTCCAAGGATTTTTTACCTTCTTTTAATTTTGGTAACCACTCACGCTCAAATTCAATTCGTGCCGCCATTAAATCGGCTTGATGTAGAATAAAAGGAAGACACGTTCTTGGTCTTTGTTCAGGTAAATATGCCATAAGATATTTTTTATTACTTTCATCATATAAACCATCGTGGGTTTGTATAGCAATCATCTCATTAAAGGTATAAAATATACCATGTGATTGAAGTAAAAATAAACCTCTATCTGGTACTGAAGCAAATGGTATTTTGGTATTGAACATGTATTCTTCTCCTAGTTTATCTTTTCTCCATTGGTCAGTTTGAGGGATATATGATTCATTTTCTTCATCTCCTATTTTGCCTATGTCGTGGTTTATAGCTGTAAATACTAATTCTTCAATTTCAAAAGTAGACATATCAGCTTCTTCACTTGCCCAAAGGTCATATTGTTTTAAAGCACATCTAACAACGCGTAAAATATGGTCTACATATCCCCCAGGGAAAGCATTATGATATTCTTTTTTATACGATGCAGGCATTAGCATTATACGCTCAGCATATTGGTTATAAAATGTTAGTAATTTTTCTTTGCGTGGTTCAGTAATATACTTATCAATATATTCCATTAATTCATTCCAATTGTCTTGGATTTGTTCAGCTGTTAAATTCATAACTTTATTTTTAAATTAATTATTACTTTCTCGTTCAATTATAGATTGAGTATCATCTCTTAACTCTTCAATTTCTTTTAAAATTTCACGAGCAGCTTCAACATTTCTTTCATTTAAAGCGTTTCTCATTCTTTTTAATTTTCCTTCAATAGACTCCATCCTTCTCAATACTAATTCTTTATATTTCATTTTTATTTGTATTTATATTTTTTATAACTAAATCTTGTATTTTTTTTAAAAAAGCACATTTTTCATATTCTTCAGTACTTTCAAAATAATTAATGGTTAATTTTAGAGAACACAAAAATTCTTCATCAGAATAATATTCTTTTAAAGCTAATTTCCATTCTTTACTTCTAATTTTAAAATCTTGTATCCAATAATACGCTCTAGTGTAAACCATAAATTCACCAGCAGTATCTATATCGTCAAGATCTAATTTGGGAGATGATTTAGAAAAAAATTTTAAAGTTTGTTTTTTAAAAATAAGGCTATTCATAACTAACTTATGAAACATTCCTAATTTAAATCGAGGGGTATCTTTTAAAGCCTCTAATTCTTTTAGTTTCTTTTTATTATTTTCTTCAGAAAATCCAAATAAACCAAATATACCCTCTAAATCCATGATAATCAAAATCTTGCTTTGTTACCAGAACCTTTATACCAAGGAAGACCTTCTCTACTTTTACAAACTTCTTTCCATTTAGTTTCTGTATATTTAATTCCATTAATATAATACTCTCTTTTTCTTAGGTTCCCTTCAGGGATTAAAGCTGGTCCTTCCCAATTATGTAATTTTCCATCAAAGGTATACATTATAGTTCCATCAGGTTTTGTAAGTTTTCTTGAGGGTTTATATTTACTATCTTCCATATTTTTATTTTGTTAACTTATTAACTTTAATAATTGAAATAATTTTTTTATAAGAACGTTTTGCTAAATCAAAATGATTTAAAAATATAAAAAATGTACTTACTATAGTAATAATATTAAAAAATACTATCATATTTAGTGAAATTTCAATTTTATTAATATAAAATAAACAAACTTCACCTGCTATAATCAATACCATAAATAATGAAATAAACAAATGATTCAAACCTCTTTTAATTTCTTCTCTTAACATAACTCTTATTTTTTAAATTTATACTTAAACATACGAATAAAATTTTAAGTAACCAAATTTTTTAAAAATATATTAACTTGTTAAATTTAAAGTTATACCACCAGTTCCTCTTAATTTTAGATTAGTCCCTGTAACATTTGTTGCTGGGGTAAAATTAAATGAGTTAATCCCTGATGGGAGTACAAAACCAGCTATGTAGTTAGTAGAAATTAATTTTGTTATATTAGTTAAAGAAGAAAAAGACCCAGATGTATTTTTAGGAGTACTCCCATCAAATTTGTAATTAAATTGAGTTTCCATAAAGAAATAACTTGAACCTGAATTGTTTGTTATAGTGAAAGTATAAGTTGTTCCTTTTGTTAAATTTATTGAGGAAGTGCCAGGGCCGTATAGTTTATTAAATGGGTAATTTATAGTTGGCATTTATTGTTTTTTAATAAATATTTCAAAAAAACTAATTATTGCCGTAACTATTATAGAAATATATCCTATAATAAGATAAAAAGGAAATTTTAGTAATTTCAATATTACTTATTTTTCACATTCCAACTAAAAAAGTTATTAAGCCACTTTTTACGCCCTGTACAATTACATTCTTGTAAACCAAACCATTGCTTATAACGTTCTTGGGTAATGCCAAATTTAGTTAAAACGTTTTCAACAACATCACCTAACCCTTTTCTTTCAAGTTCTTCTTTAGAAGTTTCTGGGTTAATTCCTTTTAGTTGTAGTTCATGGATAACTTTGTCCATTTCTTGTCTTACGTCACTCATATTTTTTGTTTATAAATATTAATTAATTAAATCCTTTCCCACAATATATCATTGCTTTTATTCTTTCTTCTGAAAGGAATTTAAGGTAGTTAAATAGTTTTTTCATTGTAATAATATAAAATGTATTGATATTAATGCTCCAGTAGTGTAACCTAAAGCACTTGATGATGCTAAAAGAAATCGGCCACTCCAAGTTTTTTCATCAGCAATGAACCCAGTAAAAGGTAAAGCAATAAAAGGACCAATAAAAGCCCAAAACATTGAATTTAATAAATTTTTATCTGCTACCGAATTTATATACATTGTACTTCCAATTTCTAGGATTAAAGCGGAAAAAAATATAATAAAGTATTTAATTATTCCTTTCATGATATTCTTTTGCTAGTCTTTTTATATCATCTAAAAGATTTGTTAAAATACCTTGCTTATAAGCATTATAATCTTCTTGATTTTCTCTTGGGAAAGCCATTTGATAAGTCCTTTCTATTGGGTCCATAGGATAAAAATGACCATGTTTATATATTTTCTTTTTTATTTTTCTTGGAAGTCTAAATTTTTTCATTGTTTTCTTTTTTCTAGTATTTTTTGATATTCTTCATCACATAAAGTTGTCCACCAACCTATATCTTGCCTTAATATGCCTGGTTTGCCTGTTATCTCGCATGTTTCATAACTTAAATCCTCTGCTTTACTTATACGCGCATGTATTTCATCTGACCCTTCATTGATATAGAAGCGTAGACCACCAAATTTTTCCTTTACTTGACATATTTCTTTATTCCAACCCAATTCAATCAAATCAGTGATAAGGTCTTTTATTAATTGATACCAACCTTCATCGCATTCAAAGAATCCTGCAGTCATTATTGGTTCTCTATCTGAGTAGTATCCAATTTTTAATCCGCCTATAGATTGTAGAAAATCGTTCATTTCTTGTTCTGTCATTTTATTCTGGTTTTTGGTATAATCCTGTCTCTTCATCGTCTTTTATTATTTGAATCAATTTTGATTCTCTAACATATTTTCGAATTAAAGCAATAATTTCTTTAGGATCCTCAGCTAATCGAATTGGTTCTTCTCTATGTATAGGATACCAAGCAATATTAAAACCATGATTAGCCGTAA